GACATCATAGCTGCAGGATTATTTTGTACCATAGATATAGACATAAAACTTAAATGCGCATCAATATGTGCTTTGTGGTCTTGTCCTGGAAACGCTTGGAATGGTTTTCCATTAATTGCCATAATATTTTCTAACGCCGGGTCCATTGGTTGTGGTGGAGCAGGCGGTGGTAAAATAGAATTTACATTTTTTACCCCCAGCGCATCATACATTGATCTATATGCTTGATATAAATTATGTATACGAGGATTTGATTGCGCCAGTTGTAATTGACTTTGTGCCAAACTAATTCTTTGTGTTTGAGAAAATATATTTGGATCTGCAACAGGTAAAATATCTACTCTGTCATCAAAGTCTTGTACTTTAATTTCTTTAGATGCACCAGGTACATCGTATGGATAACTTGGTGGTAAGTATGTTTTAAATACTTCTGCTAATAATTTAAATTCTTGTTTCAATCCTACATATAATCTTTTGTGTATTGCGGACATAACTCTTGAACCACGTTCTAATAATGCAACTGTAGTTCCAACTGCAGCTTGTTGATTCATATCTCCAACTTGCATATCAGCGATGGCAGCGAAACGTTGACCTGCTGATACTACAATACCCATTAATTGTAATAATGTTGCATCAGGACCTTTAAAAGGTAAAGTCATAAACTGATCTTTAATATTTCCACCAGGTGCATCTACATCTCTAAACGAAGTAATTTACTTTTTTCTTTAATGGATCTTGTGGATTATAATTTCTTCTAATAGATAAAATTTTTTGTCCTGCTTCTGCAACAGTTACAACATACGGTAATTTAATTCCTGTAGGCTCACCATCACCACCCATATCTTCGTAACCTTCTAAATCTAAATTAGTATGCACTTCGTACAAAGTGTATTGATCTTCTTGGCCATCTTTAGAAATTCCTTCTAGCTCTAATTTTTTATCTTGTAATTGATTTTCTGTAACAGGTGGTTTTCCTAATTCTATGTCTCTATAAAATCCTGACACTTGTTGTTTTCTTAATTCGTTTTCAGAAATTTTTATTACGTGAATAACTGCTTCTGCATCTTCCAAACTATTTGCAGAGTACGGAACAATCAAATCATCCGCTGGTACAAATTTAGACACGGCTCTACCTAAAAGAGAATCGTAATAGACTTTCTTAAAAGTAGAACCGCTGAGAGGGAGATAAAAAAGCATCTGGTCAAATTCTGGTTCATATTCTTTCATCTGATCCATAATTTGATAATTCATAAAATCTTTAACACGTTTAGCTTGTTCTTCTTTTGCTACATCAGCTGTGCCCATTATTTGCGTTCGTACTGGTCCATCAGCCGGGAGTAACTCTTTATAAGCCTGCGCTTGAAATTGCGTAACTGCTTCTGCAAGAACCGGGTGATTGACACCACTAGCTCCTCTAAAAGGTTCCGTTCGTCTTTCATATTTAAATCCTAAAAGTTCGAGTCCGTTTCTGTAGGTATCTTCCCAGTCACCACGGGACTCTTTGTATTCGTTGTACTGGTCTACCATTTTAGCACCTAATGGTTCTAAAACTTGTTCGCCTAAAAAATCTGCTAAATTTTCAAAATGATCTTGGCCACCTTCTTCTGTGATAGCTCTTGGGTCAAATGCAATTTCCGCACCACCCTCTTCATCCATTGTAACTTCTACATTACCTTGTTGGTTTTTCTTTTCAATAACCTCGTCTCGTTCTTGAATTAATTCTTCTTGTTTTGGAACTTCAACTACAGTTTCTGAAACGTTCGGAAGTGGTTTGTCTATGGTTGCCATTATTATCCCTCTTTAATTTTTGATGCTCTCACTCTATTTTTTATCTTATCAGTCGATTTTGCATTTGTCAATTTGGGCTCATCTATGTTTACTGGTTCTGGATGAGTAGCAGTCCAGAACAATAACTCTGCTTGTGTAAGTTTTTCATCATTACCTTTGTTAACAAAGGCACCAATGATTGGATTATATTCTATTTTTTCACTCATCTTTTCTTTTTAAACATCGTAGCGAGGCCGCCTTTTGCATAGTATGGATTATCTCTACCCATTCCAGTTTTACCAGCTCCTGTATAGTTTCTTTGTGAAGCGGGTTGGCTCATTCTATAATCTGATAACTCTCTACCAGTGTACTCTTGAATTTTTCTAATATTTCCTAAATCAGTTAAACCAGATTGTTGTATTTTTCTTGCATCTTCTGCTTCTTTAGCTTGTCTTTGTTGTTCTGCCATTTTAGCTGCAATTGATTTTTGATTCATAATATTATCTTGAGCTATTTTAACATTTCTTATTTGTGAAATTAAATTTGTAGTTGTTCCCATTGTTTTGTTAAATCCAAGTTTATTAACTTCGTCTATTTCTTCCTCTGACAAAGTACCATCAACTAATCCCTGTACTTGTTCTTTTGATAAACCATATTTATCTTGTAATGTATTTCCAATAGTATCTATTCTATCTGTAAAAGTTTTATCAGTTACCTTATCTAAATTATATCCAGCCATTACACCTTCAGGAGTATTATAATCTCCGGTGTTAACTATTCTACCAATGTCATCAACTCTTACTCCAATATTGCCTGCAAGATTTTCTGCAATTGCTCTTTCATTAACAGGTAATATTGTGGCCGCTTGTCTTGCTAAAAACATTGCAGGATTTATAGCTGCACCTACTGCCTGCACAAAAGGATTGTCCATTATTTTTCCAATTCCTTGTGAGAGTAAACTTGGTTTTTTATTTTGAAAATTTTCACCCATTGGAATAAAAGATCTAATTGTAGTTGGATCAGGATTGAATGGAGAAGAAGTATCTCCACCTTGATTTATTTGTGAACCAATGATGTTGTTACTTGGAGTATCAGGTGTTGAACCACCTGGTGTATACAAACCTAATGACTGTAAACGATCCGCGATCGCCTGATCAGTTGCACCAGTCGCGTTCATAGAATTATAGATTGCTAATGCTTGGCCTGTTAATGGATCACCACCCATAAACAATCCGACTCGACCACCTTCTTTCATTTTTTCTTTAAACAAAACTTCTATGCCAATCGATCCGCCGTCCGCTTTTCCTAAAGCTTCATCTAAAAAATCTAACATATCTTCTAGATCTTTGACGGGTAAGTCTTCTAAACTTTTATTATAACTATTTGGATATTTAGATTTAATCTGATCTAAATAAAATTCTTTTGATAGTGGCATCAATAATATTCCTTATCTATTCGCGGTAATGGGTCTTCTTTATAATCGTCAGGCAAGCTTACAAATCCTCCCTGTCTAAAACGCATTAACGCTTGTGTTGTACTGTCCACCAAATCGTCATTATCTCCAAACGGAAATGATGCACATTCCTCTATAACCTCGTCCGCGAACTCCTCGTCGGGCGCCCAGATTATTCCTGACTCGAACATCGGAGCGACGCTAGCAACTCTCGAGAATTTATCCTGTCCTTTGCTAGGAGTGAAATTTATAACAGGTATCCCGATCTTTCTCAACTCATAAGTTAATGGCTGACCAGAGGCTTTTGCTTCTATGATAACCGTATCAGGGTTCCAATATTTATATTGTTCTAGTGCTTCTTTACGAAGTTCGGGAAACTCTAATCGTTCTTTATGCGCATCTAACAATATTAAATTAGCAGGACTATCTTCGTTAGGATAAAAAACTCCCCAGGTTGTAATAGCAGAATAGTCTGCAGTTTCTTTTTTAGAAAAAGCTGTGTCATAACTTTGAATGATATGTTGTAAAGGTGGTATAGCTGGCTTGTCCCAAAGCTTCCACCACTCACGTTTTAAAATACTACCTTCTTCACTGGTTGGGTTTTGCATCCATTGTGCATTCCATTTACCAACAGATAGTGAAGCTCTTACACCTTCTAATTCTTTCTTCTGCCAATACTCTGGCCAGATAGGTTTACCTGATGGCATAATAGCTGGAAACTCTACCACGTGCCATTTATCTGCTTTGACATTTTTTTGTGAATTAATTAATGCGCCTGTTAGATCTTTTAAACTCCAACGAGTCATAACTACAACGATTGCTCCACCTGGTTGAAGTCTTTGTCGTGGTCCTGATGTATACCAATCATAAGCACGTTCCAGCGCTTCTGGATTTAATGCGTCTTGCTCCGAGTGTGGGTCATCGATAATCAATAAGTCCGCACCACGGCCCGTGATTGCAGATCCAACACCGGCTGCATAATATTCACCACCTTGTTCAGTCTCCCATTTACCCGCGGCTTGGCTGTCTTCTCTGAGTCTTGTTTGAAAAACTTTTTGGTATTCGGGGCTATCAATTAAAGTTTTAGCTTTACGTCCAAAGCGGAGCGCGAGTTC